ATTATTGCCTTTGTATAATGGATGATCTGTATCACCTGTTGTAACCTTGAAGAACTCATAGGTTGCCATAACGTCATTCACACAATATTTCATTGTAACATCTATCTCTTCTTGAGTCATGTCACGCTTTGTGTGATGTATAGGCATCTCCTCAATGTTCTCAAGATCCATCTCAAACTCTAGTCTCTTCAGGCTGACCATTCGATTCTTATTATCGTAGTGATTCACCTTGAATAAATCTATTTGTTTGAACGACAAATCCTCTTCACGATATTCTGGGAACTGTTCGTAATTAGCATCTTCAATGACATCTTGAGCTTTCTGTGCAATTTTAGCACATATCTCTAGCCCACTATGTTCATACCAATTGTTATAATTACGCAGCACCCATTCTACCACTTGAGCATCAAAACGAAGATTATTATATCCCACCCAATAATAATCTGGTTTGTCAAGCAATAGCTTTACAAATGCATCAAAATTATCATGCCATTGGCTAATTAGGAAATCATAATGCTTATCTTCTTTTGGATCATAGACATGTATCAGGAATAACTCCTGCATTGTCTCTATATCATAAATTAATACATTCATTTCTAATAGTTTTTACCATGGCTATCAACTAATGATATCCACCCTGTTAAGATGTATTTAGTTGTTGTATCACTCACTTCACCTTTGTGTGTATATGTCCAATCAGCAGGAAAGAATACAAGTTTACCTTGTTCAGCTTTAACTGTTCTTTCCTGCATCATGAACTTTGTTCCACCATCTGGTACATCATTAAGATATATCATCCATACAAATAACCTAATCTTTTCTTCTGTTGACTCATAGTGCCATTGATGAAATCCTTCACCTGGGTTATACTTCTGTAAGTTAAATGGATCAAAAGTAATTGTGGTCATCTCAAATATAGGAAACTGATCCATATATTTGTACATTTCCACCATCACTGCATCTAACATATCAGGAATACGCTCACCATAAATTCGTTGAACGATTGGTAAAGTCTCAGTACTAAAATGAAAATCTGTTGATTCTTTTACAGATTTATTAACACCACTACCTATAACACCATCAACAGTGTACTTAACGTTATCTTCGAAGATGTTAATTAAGTCTTCACATTGTTCTTTTGTTAGAACACTGTGCTTTTCATAGATGAAATCTACTAGTTTCATTGCTCTAGAGCTGTCCTGGTTCTATTAGTCTTGATCTCACGTAAGTTATACTTCTCAAGATATTGTCTTTTACTACGCATATGCTCAATCTGTAATTCTTCATCAACAGATCTAAATACATTGACGATAGCTTTAATCACCTGTGGTGATTCTATTTCTGGTGCTTTATTGTTCATAGTTCGATTAATTATAGCAGACACCATTATAGTGAATGCAAAAGTTAAAACATAAAATACTGGATGTGCTTTAGTTATCGTCTCCATCATAATAGTCGTCTAAGTCTATTGCTTCGTAAATTTCATCTAACGTTATCCATTCAGGGACCTCCATATCTTTAACATACTTATCACAATATGTGAGTAGTTTCATGCTCTTGATATTGATGTCATCTTCACCTGGTTCTTCTAATGTTGCAGGTGAATAGTAATGGGACCATTTGATTTCTACAGTGCAATAAACATCATCTTGTGTTGGATGATAGAACTCTGCATGTGTTGATCCTGTCGTTGTCATAGTATAATGATTGCTTTATCATTTAACATTACAGGTTTACCTTCAGCATCTACTTGTACATCTACTACAGTGCCCATGTATTCTGCCAAAAGAGCAGGAGGTGCACTGATCATCCTACCATTTTCTGGTACTACCCATGCCATATGAGAAGTGCTTATAACTATGTTATTTGCATCGTCAACTAATACAGGATTAGTTTGATTTTGTACTGTCAGCTTTAACTTTATTGTTTTCATGATACTTTAATTGAGATTTAAGGTTTCTTCTGTCTAGTTCTGGATAATTACTATAAGTGGTATCAGTGTTACCTGGTAAAGGATGACTAACAACTAAAACTACGCCATATAAAAACATTACAGTTCTTATACAAAAGTATAATATTATAACTGTCAATAGTGCTGCTGTTACTCTATCCTTTACCATCCTCTTTCTGATTTAGGAAGTATTAATATACCACTCTTTGTGTATTTACCTGTTAACTTTTCTGGAACATAAATTTCTTCATCAACTATTATGCTAAATGGCTCCTGATTATAATTATTAAAGTCATCATGACTAAATCTTTTACTATTTGGATCACCTTCTTGCTTAATTTCAATGAATATCATCAATCCTACTAACATCAAAAAACCAACAAGAATTACAAATGCTGCCATTATCCATGACAATAATTCTGCTTTGTCTTCTGCTTTCATTAGTCTAAAAGTTTTGATATTACACTACGTTCAACTTGGTCCTCGATATTCTTGCGAGCTCTCTCAGCTGCTACAGTAATCTCTACATCTGTAAACAGATATGGGTTGTACTGTCCATTACTATTTAAAATTACAGCTTGATAAGTATTATTAGCTGCCTTCTTCTTGTCCTGGTTCTTAACCTTTACAAGTTTACCCACTCTAGTTTTAATCATTATATATTTGGTTTAATTAATAATTCAGTTAATGTGTTTCTTGATCCTAATATAACAGGAACAGTATTAAATGCTAACGTCCATCTATCTTTACTTGTAGCCATGTCTGGTACAGAGTGAGGTAGATAGCTAGGAAATAATAATATCTCACTATTAGCCACTGGTATAGTAGCAACAGTTTGAGCATATGGGTTACCTGATAATAAATTAGGATTAACCTCTGGATCTAATCTATACACTGTTGATCTATCTACATCAGGCTTATAAAACTTTATAAGAGTGGTATTATCTGGTACATCCATGTAATACACACCTGAAATTACAGAATTATTATGATAATGTGTATGTGTACCACCACCATTTATATTTCTATTAACCCAACTCTGTGTTATCATGATGTCACCATCAATAGCCAATCCATGTACATAGAAATCTTTAACCTCTTTCTCAATATAAGTCTTTAGTTTCTCCATACCTGGTAAGTCTAAACAATATGACTCTATTGATTTAAAATGATTAAGATCTTTGGTAACATTATTATCATATACATGCTCCATTTCAAGTTGTTTTAATCTCCATATTTCATCCTTGAAATACTCCTGTACTCTTACTCTGAGTACAGGAGTTGGAAATAAACTCATTATTTCTAAGTTTTCCATTTATTATAATGTATTAAATAATTCAACTAATTTACCTTCCTCATGCAAGGTAGTAATAAATAAATCTTTCTTAGATTTTAAATTAACCATAAACTTATCATGATTGTATTTACTAGAATTCTTATAAAAGTTAATATACTCTGAACAGAAATAACTATTCTCTTCACGAGATTGTCTACGAATAACACGTAAAGCATCTGTTAGATAATCTAATAACTTAATAGTGTTTTCTTCATTAACTATATTAAATTCTCCTGATTTAACTTTTTTAACAACTGCACTTCCACCTCCACCTCTTTTATTTATAGAACAACCATTTAAGATTGAAGCAAGCATGATAAGCTCAAAGTCATAAACTTGGAAATAATGATTAAGTTTAACATAATCATCTTTTAAAGAACTCCATGCTGTAATATAATCTTGCATAGTCCAGCTTTTAGAAGAAGCATTCAATAATGCTATTTTCTCTACAAGATCAGATTTATCTTTTACTTCAACCATTACGTATGGTATATCAATACCATTACGTAAACAAGCATTGAATAAATGCTGACCATCAATAATATACCAAGCTTTCTTACCATCAATAAATGATATTTCAGTTAGCACTACAGGTCTGATAACACCCATTTTGTCTATAGCTGTTGCTATTTTAGTTACTTGACCAGGTGTAATTGACCTATTTAAACCAGCTAAATATTTAACTGACTTACTACCATTAATCTTAATCCAGTTCTTAAAGTTACTTTTGTTAAGACCTGCTAATGTTTCTAATTTTTTCATTGTTTCTAGTTTTAAATTGTGTTTCTTGTTTATTAAATCATTTCTTCGTTATTGAATGTGTTGTATTCCCAATCATCATCGTCATCAAAGTCATCAAACTCTTGATCGATATAAAAGACCACATCACCATTCTTCTCAAGCACTGGTTCTCCATCATCATACGTAAGTATTTCAATGTAGCCCCTAGCAGAACAATAGTTCATTTGCTCTACAGATAAATATATCTGATGAGGATGTGCTACAATTGTTGGTGCTACATCAGGATTAGTGCTTGTACTCATTACGAGATATGGCCTTACAGGAAGACCATGTTTCTCAATATACTTACCTTGATCTCTTGGAACGACATCAAGCTCATATATATGAACATATGGATTGTCTTGAACAAGTCCATGCATAGATACAAAGTACATCCCTTTCTCTAATTGATCAGGATGATACTCTGGAAATATTAACTGTACGTTAGTGTATTTCATTTAGCTCTTTCAGTTGATTTTGAAGCTCTGCAATCTTAGCCAATCTTCGTTTTTCACGATTATCATCTAATTTTGCTATAAAGGTAATAATATCTTCCTTACTACGCAATATGATCTCATCTAATTCAACATCAGTAACATTCTCTATATCAATATTGATATTATTACTAATGTAATCATCTTTTTGATATAGAGCAACTTCTAACTTTCTGTTAGCTAGAAATGATACAGCATAATAATCTGCGCCACCTCTTCTTACACTTATCCAAGTGGATACTAAAATAGTTTGGTCATCTATATTGTTGACCTGAATTGTACTACGTAATTGCTTAGCTAGTCTCACTAGCTCATTTAATTGATCTCTCATGTTTATACATGTTTAGAATGTGAAAAAATAAAAGAGCTCAAGGACAAAGTCCAAGAGCTCTAAACAACCACCTTTTAACCTATTTCATGCTGATGTAGCCACTTGAATACAATTGATCAAGTAAGCTAATTTTAATCTGCACTACCACAAAGTTATTGACATAAGCGAAGTCATGTATAACTAATGGGTAATCTTTGCACCAATCATAGTATTGACGCAAAGTAAAGTCTAGTGTTGCCATCTTATTGATGATTTAGAATGTGTGAATAATTTATGTATTAGTGGCAGTTATTTCCTTGAACGCTC